TCGCCAGAAAAACCTTCGTCATGCAAACGCAAACCGCGACGCGCCGAAGCCGCCATGAAATCAGGTGCAATCAAACTGATTTGGCGTTGTTCAACGCTCGCAACTTCTTCTTCTGGTTCACTCTCGCCAGACATCTTTTCTTCCGAAATAATCCACAATTTACAAATCCCATTCGGGGCGATATCACCAGAAACGATTTCGCACCCACCGCCACCTTCATAGAAAACACAATTCGCACAAATCATTCCATCTTCCGCGAATGGTGATTGCTCAACATAATGCGCACCATTGCCACCAATGCCTTGATCCCATGCACCGAATTCATCAGCAATTTTTTCGTAGATGTCATACATAGCCGCCTGTCGCGGATTGATGTTGTATTGATCTTGTTCGGCAAGACCTTCAATCATTTCTTCCACATCGTCGGAAGGTTCTTCCATTTCGCCATTCGGTTCTTCCATTTCCATCTGCCGCGCACCAACTTCACCGATGGGTTCTAAACCTTCTGCCAATGATTGCGCAACCATGCGATCAATCGCATCCTGCTTCGTGTCATAGCAAGCAAGCGTTTCAAACGAACCATCTTCACGCTGAACAACAGCCGCCCACCGCGAACAATCAGGTTGATTTTGTGAAATCCCGTAAGGCATAGAAATCAATCTGCGTCGGGTGTCAGCACGCGCACATCATCTGTCTTGCCTGTGTCACAGATTGCGTAGATGGTTTCTTTTGTTGGAACAAAGATTTCAATTGGTGCAGAATGTTTGACCAAACGCAAACCTGTTGCGAATGTAACCGATGCATTGCCGACAGCAATTGTTTCGTTGCCAACAATGTTGAGATAGATGTAGCGGTTCTTATCGTCTGCGGCAACCAATACTGCGGCGGTGTCTGTCACTGTTACTTGGTAGCCGCGCATCGCTGTATCCCATCTGAATGAAAGTTGTTAGGCGTACCACCATAGCAACCCGATGAACAGGATTGTCACGCGCCAGCCTTTTCAAGTTCAGCAATCTGTGCATCAATCGCATCCTGCTGTTGATGATATTTGCTTATCGTTTCAATCCTTATTGCGCGTGCCGCTTTGCGATTGCGCGGCACAGGTGATTCCATAAGTCCGCGAACGATGTAACCGATTCGCATCCATTCGGCGCGAAGTTCTTTGATTTGGTCGGCGGTGGTTGCCATGTTCACGCACCCGCCTTTGCAAGTTGCTTCCGAATGCTGATTGCCGCGCCACGCATCTTGCGTGCAAGTTTTTGAATATCGCCATCAAGAACCTTGCATTCAAGTGCATCGGAAAAGTAATCACAATCGCTAAGCAGTTCTTCAATCGCTTCGCGCGATAGCAAAACTTTTGTGATTGTTTTGTTTCGCTCAATGGAATGGATCAATCCATGCGATTCGCCATCAACATGAATCATTGGCATTTGATAACGCTTGCCATTGCGACAGTCATCGCACTTGTCCAAAAAATAATGCGGTGTTGAACACGCAATCATTTGCGCATTGTAAAGGCGATCTGTGTGATCATCCCACACTTGATTGCTGATGCTGATTTTGATGCTGTTCATGTTGTTCCCTTTCGTTATCCCGATGTGTTCAGTATAGGCATATCGCGGGGGATATTGCAACTATTTAAAAATCCCAACAAAACCAGCCCTTTTCAGCACTTACAAAAGAAGCAACAGTTCCTCATCGTCCCGTTCAGCCACCCATGAAACAGATCCAACAGCCCTAGCCCGCAACACAGGAAACCGAACAGACGCAGTAGCAAACACAGAAACGGGTTCGCGCTCAACAACAATCGTTTCAACTTCGTGCGGAACATCCTTCACAACAACAATAGGTTTTGGCGGCAACGGTTGAATCCAGCGAATCCCACCACCACCACCAGCGCGACCAATCACCGATGCAGATGCAGACGCATCCAAAGAACCAAGCGGCGCATCCGCAACACCTTCACCAACAGGAATCACCACACCATCCGCCGACGCAACCAACGCAGGAACAACCGTGACACCAGAAGCATTCACCACAACCAACGCCTGACCAGATGCGCTCACCGTCTGGAACTGCGACACCGCTTGCGCAGAATGCGAAACCGTCGCAGATGCTTCCGCCGCTACCGCACCCAATGACGCTTCACCCGTCGCAGGATTATCAATATCGGCAAAAGCCGATGCGCTCAAACCACCAAACGAACTTGCACCAACAGCACCATGTTCAACAGTTGCAACCGCTTCACCATCAACACCACCCAAAGTTGCATCAGCCAACGCAACAACTGTGATGATGATTTCCGCAGAAGCCTGCGCAACCAATTCGCCCGCTTCGCTATCCGCAGAACCAACAACCTTGAATGACGCATCGCCATCCAAACCGAAGCCTTCATCATTCAGTGGTGACGCATCCAACGCAAACCGTTCCACATTGATGAACGGTGCGCCTAACCCAACTTCGGCATCATCTAATTGGTTCGTATCAACAACGAACCGATAGTTGATGGTCATGGCGCAAACTGCCCGATGACTTTATGAAGCAATGGTTAGTGAAACAGTCAAATCGCCAGAAGCAATAGTGAAGGTGTCGCCTGCTGTGTACGGGTTCGCGGTGATCGTTCCAGAGAAAAGGAAGTTGCCAGAAGTTGCCGCATCCCATGCGGTGAAAAAGGTTGCATCTTCTGAACCAGCGATGTTTGTCCAAGTCACAGCCGCATCAGATGAAAGCGAACCAGATGAAGCCGCCGCGAACGAAACCGCTTTGCGTGTCACTTCTACCGCAGGGTTTGCTGTGCCTGTTCCTGACGGGTCGCCCACATGAAGTTTCACATACACAGTTGCAACAGCAAATGAAGTGTTGTTACCAACCGCATCCAACAATGCATCAGCAAGATAATCAGAAATTCCTGTTGCCATTAGCCATCAATCCTTTCATCAATGATTGCCGACACGCGCCCATCGGCATCGCGTTCAACAGTGCGACGAACAAAGCGCGGTTCTGGCACTTGCACATTCACAACCGTTTCGGGGATGTTGATGGTTTGCGGATCAAACTTCACAATCGGTGCTTCCACATTCACCGTCTGTTCAGGGTATTGAATGCTGATGTTCTGCGGTGTCTCATGCACCACAAGTGGTGTCGGCATCGGCGCATGGTTCACAACTACTTCGTTCCTGTAACTGCGTTCAGGTGGTACTTGGTCTGTTCCCAATGTCGGCAGGTCGCCACCTTCCACGCCAGCGATTGCAGTTCCAGCAACACCCATAACGAATTGATCGCCGCCTTCATACGGTTCACGATTTTCAATTTCGCGTGCTTCGTTCGGCGTGAGCGTGCCAGCCATAATTTGCGTTTGCTGTGCCTTTACGCGGGTCATCAAATCTGCGCGTGTGAATTCGTCGCTGTTGAAACGCACCCGTTGCGTGATTGGCAACATCTCAGAAAAGGCATCTTCCAAGCGGCGTTGCCAAGCAAGCAATGTGTAGCGATGGAAGTTCAAACCTGTGCTTTCAACATTGGTGTAGGTCTGCGTGTCGCCGCCTGTGCCAGAGAGTAGGAACAACGGGATGCGGTAAGCGCGTGCGATATCGCGCACGATGGATTCGCGGTGCGCAATCATTTCCATATCCGCCGCGCTAGTGGTGATGGGTCGCCACTTCAAACCGCCAGACAGAACCGCAGGGCGACGATGCTTCCAATGCGCTTCTTCCCAAGTGTCACGAAGAACTGCGGCTTGGTCTGTCGTGATTGGTTGATCCGTTTCCAATACGGATTGTGGTGTTGCGCCTTCACCGTAGAACTGCGAAAGGAATCTGTCCATCGCGATTCCCATTCCGATTGTGTTGCGCATCGCTTCTAGTGGTGATATGCCGCGCTTCTGGTTCGGAAGAATCAACCAATGGATTGCGCGAATGTCTTTGTTCGTGAATTGGTTGCGACCAACTTCGTAAATCACTTCGCCTAAATCGTTATAAACAACATTCTTGATTTCGTGCGGATGCAGGTTGCGCATTTCAATCGGTAGCCCGTTGTTTCCTTTCGGCGCATAGATGTATGCGTTGCCATGAATCGCAAGCGTCACCATCGTTTGATGCACGAATTCAAACATGGTCTGATGATCGTTCGGTTTGATAAGCACCGATGGTGTCGGCAAGCGTTCAATGCGCCCGCCGCGTGTGCGCGTCAATTCAAGTGGCATCGCCGCAATGCTGTCTGCCAGCAAAGTAACTGCGGCAAGAACAGCCGAATGTGCGAAGGCAGTAACTTCATTGACCACTTCGCCTGAATAGTTGTTGAAGAATGGTCGCGCTGTGACACCGTAAGGGTCAATCGTGGATGGAAGTGCGCGTGCTTCGCGCTTACGAAGGATGCTCATGCCGCCATAATCCCTGCTGTGATCAGAAGAATGCCCGCCACAATGAACGCGATTGGAAGGGAAATGAACCCGATTCCAACCGAAACCAACACGAAACCAACCAATTCCATCGCGGTTGTAACCCGACTGCGCGTGAATTGTTTGAAGATGTTATTCATGTCCACACATTCACCACCATTGGGGCATTGTCAATGATGGCTGTTTGTTTTCGGGTTGCCCTGTCTAGCCCTATAACCATAGCAATACAAGCGTCAATTTTTCGTTTGCTTTTTCCTTTGCTCAACCGCCAACCGTTATCGGTCATGCGTTGTGCGGCGGAAAGAACCTGATCAGTGAAAGTTGGTGAACCATCGTGCGCAACCTTGCCAGCAACAATTAGTTCATACGCTTGCCCGCACGCGGGAATCATGCGTTGTCCGTTCTGCGGAAATTCCACCATGCGCAATCCTTCATCCGCAAGTTGTTCTGCTGACCGTTGAAAATAGGCGGGGTCAAACGCGAATTCGCGAACATCATAAGTCTGATGCAGTTGCCGCAAATAATGTTCCACATCAGCAACATCAACCCCTTCATCCTTCGGTTGCCAAATCTTAGAACGCACCACAACCTTTTCATCCTGCGGTTGAGCAATCACCACCGCGATGCTGTCATGCTTCAAAGCCATATCAATCCCCACCCAAACAGGAAGATCAGCATCCAAATCCAAATCCGACCTGCATTGTTCCCACGCGCCGACAGGCAACCAACTTTCCTGTGAACGAACCCACTGATTCAAACGCCAGCGACGCACAGACATTTCCGAACCTTCAA